AGAAAGACCCGCGTGCCTTACCGAGAGAGCCGGGCGATGAGGATGCTGCGGACATCGCGACTAAGGCGCTGGTCTTCGTCGACGATGTTACGCGTTTTGACACCCATCGCTCGGCGTTCTGCTACAATCTCGCCATCGAAGGGTATGGCGGGGTCGAGGTCAACGTCCGCGACCGACAGGGCCAGAAAGACCCAGACATCATCCGCCTCCGCTGGGAGGAGATATTCTTCGATCCGTACAGCCGCGAGCTAGACTTCAGCGATGCCGACTACATGGGCTGTCAGAAGTGGATGAGCCTGAGCAAGGCCAGGGAGTTCTGCCGCGGCTATAACCCAGACATGCCGGACGAGGAGCTGGACGCGCTGCTCAACAGCAGCATGAACGTCACCTCGAGCACGTATGAGGATCGGCCGACCAACGCCTCCCGCAGCGGCTGGGGCGATCCAAAGACCAAGCGGGTTAAGCTGGCGTATATGTACTACCGCCACGATGGCGACTGGCGGCTGACGCTGTTCACCGGCGCCGGGGTGATCTACGACGAGCTGTCGCCGTTCCTCGACTTCAGCGAGGACGAGAACGGCAAGCCCGCCAACGCGATGATCCTGCAGGCGTGCTACATCGACCAGGAGAACAAGCGCTACGGCATCGTGACCTCGATGATCCCGATGCAGGACGAGATCAACGCGCGCCGCTCCAAGCTGCTGCACCAGCTCAACAGCCGCCAGACGATGGGCCAGAAAGGCGCCATCGCCGACATGAAGATACTCAAGCGCGAGCTGGCGCTGCCCGATGGCCATGTCGAGTACGATCAGGACCCATCCAGCTCGGTGAAATCGTTCGAGGTGGTTGAGCAGACCGATCAGGTTGCCGGCCAGTTCCAGCTGCTCCAGGAGAGCAAGGGCGAGATCGATATGCTAGGCCCCAACGCCAGCCTGCTCGGGCAGCTGGAGGGCGATCAGTCGGGGCGGGCGATCATCGCCCAGCAGCAGGCTGGCATGGCCGAGCTGGCGCCGTTCTACGACAACCTGAAGGACTGGACGCTGCGGGTCTACCGAGCGATGTGGAACCGCATCCGCCAGTTCTGGCGTGAGCCGCGCTGGGTGCGGGTGACCGACGAGAGCGAGAAGCTCAAGTTCGTTGGCATCAACCAGCCGGCGCAGCAGCCGGCAATTGATCCCATGACCGGGCAGCCGGCGATGGGCCCCGATGGCCAGCCGATGATGCAGCCGGTGATGGGCCCGGACGGTAAGCCGCAGATAGAGAACCCGATCGCGCAGCTCGACGTCGATATCATCATCGACATGACGCCGGAATACGCCTCGCTTCAGATGGAGGAGTTCCAGACGCTCACCGATCTGGTGAAGACCGGCATGGTGCAGATACCGCCCGATGTGCTGATCGAGGCCAGCCAGCTGCGCAACAAGGCCAAGCTGCTTGAGAAGATGCGCGGTGACAGCCCGGAGGCGCAGGCGCAGCAGCAGGCGCAGCAGCAGGCGATGCAGCTGGAGGCGGACGAGAGGCAGGCCACGATCGGCAAGATTACTGCCGAGGGACAGGCTATTGGCGCCAAAGCGCAACTGGACGCGCAACTGGAGCCGATGCGACTTAAGATCGAGGAACGCAAGCTGGCGCTGGACGAAGCCAGGATGGCGTTCGAGAGCCGCAAGATGGAAATCGAGGCGGCTGCCGCCGAGCGTGATGCGCAGTCCGGCGCTGGCGAGATGCCACTCAAGCTGGCCGAAGTACAGATCAAGGGCAAGCTGGCCGACGCCGATGTCGGGCTGAAGCACGCCCAGACTGAGAAGACGCTGGCCGAGGTAGGCCTCACTCATGCCCAGGCCGGCAAGGCCAAGGCCGATGTCGAGATTGCCGGGTTCCAGGCAACCAAGGCCGCCGAGCATCAGGACCGGCAGTTCGGGCTGGAGGGCCAGAAGCTCGGGCTGGAGGACAAGCGCGCTGATGCCGACCGTGAGGCGACCAAGCAGATCGCAGCATCAAAATCTGTTGGTTCAAAAGGTTCTGAACCAACGAAATCTGATGATAAGAAGGCGAAGCGGTCCCGCTTCAAGGTCGTGCGCAACGACACCGGATACACCATCGATCGTGAGGATGTGGGATAATGGCAACCTATGTGAAATACGAGCCCTTCGCCGAGGGGCTGATGGACAAGCTGTTTGACCTGTTCGGCACCACCGACACGCTGAAGGTCGTCATCCACTCGGATGCGCCCGTCGTGGCAACCGACGACGAGCTGGCCGACCTGACGCAGGTGACGGGGACAGGCTATACCGCAGGCGGGATCGACACCCAGAACGACAGCACCCGAACCGGCGGCACGGTCACCATGACCGGCGTGGACTGCGTCTGGACCGGCGGCGCGGGCGGATTCACTGCTGGCCGCTACGTCGCCATGCACGACGACACCAGCACCACCGACCGGTTAATCAGCGACTGGGATTATGGGGCCAACTTCACCGTCGCTGCGGGGGAGACGTTCACCGTCGATTTCGGTGCCTCTATCATGACGCTCACCTAGCCCCTGTCCGTATCGAACGGACCAACCGCCCTTGGTGCACCAAGGCGTCTGCCACCTGCGGGGGCCAGGTTCGCCGCCGGCATAGTAAGCGGGGTGACTTGATTTTGCAATCGCAAGCCAGCCCCCGGATCAAGGCCACCGCGGTCTGGAGCCTGCTGCCCGCGAAATACTATCAGAGCCTCGAGCAGAACCAGCAGCTCGCGTCCTGCTGCCGCCACCCCGAGAACCACGACATCGAGGCGCTGTATTCCAGCGAAGCTGATGCCCTCCGCGGCATCCCCGATATCTACATCTTTCATTGCACATGCGGCCGCCAGCACCGGCGGTTCTGCTGCGGTGGCTCGTACGGGTTCAGGACCGGCCTGCTCGGCGAGGTCGAGAAGGATGCGAACGGGGTGCCGATTCCCTACACCGAACTCCGGCCGAAGTGGGAAGTGCGATGAAAGTTCACGTTCTTACTGGCGACGGCGTCACCTACACCATCGTGGTGCACGCGGCGGTGCCGGCCGGCAACAACTCGGCGGGCTTTACCTGGAAGCAAGCGCTGGTGAACGCCGGGCTGAACACGACGATCATGCAGCCGGGCAATCCGGCGACGCAGCCGGGAATGGCGTTGCAGACCGAGATCGACAGCATTCTCGCGGGTGATGTGATCGAGGGCGTGTTTGCCTTCACCGCGGGGGAGCTGAGCGGCGCGGCGCTGACTGCGGCGCTCGACTTGCAGGCGACCCAGACGCTGATCAACCTGTCGGCACGGCTTGCAGCTCAGCTGAAATGGTACGGGGCAACGAGGCCGTAGCATGGCAGTCACCGTCACCCAGAACCGCGGCACCACCACCGCGATGACGATCACCCTGGCCTCGCTCGCCTTCTCGGCGACGGCAGGCAGGGAAAGCACGGCGGTAGACAACTCGTCCACGCTGGCGGTGGACTACGATCTCGGCGGCTTCATCACCACCGGCACCACGCCTACCGCGGGCAACCTGATCGAGGTCTGGTGTTACGGCTCATATGACGGCACCAGCTACATCGGCGGCGCAAGCGGAACGGATGCCGCACTGACGCCGGTGGGGACAAAATCGCTGATGCGGCTGATTCAGGCCATCCCGATCACCGGCACCAGCAACGTCAAATACACCTGGCAGTGTGGGTCGGTGGCCAACCTGTTCGGCGGGTTGATGCCGGTCAAGTTCGGGATCTGGGTGCTGAACAACACCGCGGTGAACCTGAACGCCACCGGCGGCAACCATGAGGCGAAGTATACCGCGATCAAGTATGTAAGTACCTGATGTCTGGTTTTTTCGCTGGTGCCGCTCGTATTTCTCAGGCGGCTCCGGCGATCACTGTGGTGCCGTTCACGGTTGGTTTCTGGCAGAACACCGATGCCGGCGCCAACCGCTGCAGCTGGTCGCTGGCGGCCTCGGCCTCTACCGCTTCGTGGCGGACGTTCAACGTCGCCGCGGAGATGCGGATCGGCAACAACGACGGCACCACCAACACCAACTGCGTGATCGCCGGATCAGTGGTTTCTGGCGAGTGGGCCTACATCGTGGCGAGGGTCATCTCTGCCACCAACCGCAAGCTGTGCATGTTGAAGGCGGGCGGCGGCATTCTGCACGGCAGCGATACCACCTCGGTCACCCTGCCGACGCCGGTCAAGATGTGCATCGGCGCTTTCGACTCCACCGGAATTGCCAATGCGTATGCCGGGCAGATCGCCGAGTTCTGGATGGCCGACATCGACGTGCAAGCGGATGGTGCGCAGCTCGACGAGGCGCTGATGCTGCAGCTTGCATACAAGGGACCGTTCAGCGTGCCCCACCTGCAAGGCAGGATCACTGAGTATATTTCGTTCCGCAACCCGCAGGTGACCGCCACCGGCGCCTCGATCGTAGACGGCGCTGCTGACTTCTACCAGCGCAAGGCGAGTCCGTGGCTGGTCGCCAACACCGGCACGCAGTTGAGTGATCATCCGGCGCTCTATGGAACTTATGTGAGGCGTAACCAGGGCAGGCGGTTGCTGGTCGTCTAGGGGTAAGCCATGGCATTCGGCTTTCTCCCGCTCCCGCTAACGGCTCAGCCGCAAGCCTACACCATTGCCGCCGATGGCGGCGCGTACACGATCACCGGCACAGCCGCCGGGACGCTCTACGGCCGCCTGGTAGCGGCCACAGCCGGCACCTACGCCCTCACAGGGGCGCCAGCAGGGCTTGTAAGGGCCCTGCCACTGGCAGCAGCGCCCGGCAGCTACCTGACAGCCGGAACCGACGCAGGGCTGCTGTACGGCCGTCTGGTGGCCGCTACGGGCGGCAGCTACGCAGTGTCTGGCATTGCGGCTGGCCTGCTCTATGGGCGGCTGGTTGCCGCGACGGGCGGCTCGTACACGCTGACCGGCAGTGATGCCGGGCTGGCCCGGGCGCTGCCGCTGGCCGCGGACGGTGGTAGCTACGCCCTGACCGGCAGTCCCGCCGGGCTGCTTTATGGCTATCTGCTTGGTGCGCTGGGCGGCAGCTATAGCCTCACTGGCTCCGACGCCACGCTGGTTTACGGGCAGCTCAACCAGTACACCATCGTTGCCAATCCCGGCAGCTACACGATCAACGGCTCAGATGCAGGGCTGCTTGCAACCCGCCTGCTGGATGCAGGGGCTGGCACCTACACGATCACGGGCTCGCCTGCCGGCTTGGTGTTCGGCTGGCTGGTGGGGGCTGAGGCCGGCGCCTATGTCCTTTCCGGGTCCAGCGCCGGCCTCGTCTTCGCGCAGTTCCCGCACCTCGAGGCGGAGCCCGGCAGCTACAGCATCAGCGGCACCGACGCCGACCTGATCCAGCGATACCTCCACCCGCCAACACCGTCCGAAGGCGTGGTGTTCGTTGGGGCTGGGGGTGGCGGCGCTGGACGCAGGAAGCGCAGGAAGGGCACCGACGACGACCTCTTCGATGAGGTCACGGTCATTGTGGACGATCCCGGCGCAGCCGGTGAGATCGTCTATGAGGTGCCGCGCGAGGAGCTGAAGGCCGCACTGCCGACGATCAACGAGATACTGGACGAGGCCGAGCGCGTGCGAATGGCGCCCGTCGTCACGCTGCACCCCGATGATGAGGACGAGGTGTTGCAGCTGGTGATGCTGCTCGAGGAGATGGAGGACTAGCGACGGGGAGTAGGCCCAAGCTCTTTCATCAAGCGGCGAAGGGTCGAGGGGTGCATGGCTCCAAAGAGCCAATGTGCCAACAGTCCGCGAATGTAAGTCATCTCTGGGACACCAGCATCAGGCCCATGATGTGCACGACGACCGCTTCGATGGCGGCGCGCGCTTCTGGATGAAAGCCGTAGTCATCGACGCCTACTTCCAGGGCGTTGGTGACGGTAGCCTTGGCAATGACCTTGGCCACCTTGTCGATCAGCGCCTCGTCCCTGAGGAGTTGGTCCAGTTCTAAGGGCATGGCTTGCTCCTGAGTTAGAACCGCCCCCACCGGGACTCACCCTCCATAGGGAGCGGTTCAAGGATCGTGGACCCTGCGCAGGGTGCGCTACGCCACGGAAATATACGACCGCGCCGCCAGCGGAACAAGGGCGAGACGTGCCGCCGACGTAAGGGCGATCCCGCAAGGCATCCAGCGATATAGGAGCAGCGTCCATGACGGGCGACAACGACGACGTGTTTGACGGAGTACCTGAGGCACCACAGACCACCGAGGGGGTAAGCCCCGAGGCGCCGTCTGAGCGGCCCCGCGATGAGCAGGGACGGTTCGCGCCACAGGACAAGGGCGATTTGGCTCCTACGGGAGCCGATGGTGCGCCGCCGGCACCAGCACAGCACGTTGACAGGACCGTCCCGCTTTCGGCGCTACTGGACGAGAGAGACAAGCGCAGACAATACGAGGCCGAGCTCGCCCACTACCGGGCTCAGCAGCAACAGCCGCCGCAACTGCCCGATCCGGTCGAGGACGTTCAGGGTTACACCTACGCGCTCCAGAGCCAGTTCGAGCAGCGAATGCAAGCTGCCGCCATCCGTCAATCCCGCGTCCTAGCCGAGCGAGAGTTCGGCAGGGACGCGGTTGAGGAGGCAATTCACTTCTTCGACGACCCGCAGATGCACGCGATGTCCGAGCAGTTCGCCCGGGAGCCGCTGCCCATCCACGCTGCCGTCGAGTGGGTGAGGCAGCAGAAAGAGTTCTTGGAGCGCAGCAGCCCCGACTACGAGGCCAAACTGCGAGCCAAGATCGAGGCTGAAATCCGCGCGTCTTACGAAAATCCCTCTCAGTCCGCCCGCCCTATTCCGCGTTCCCTCGCCTCAGCCCCAGCCTCCGGCGGCTCGCCGCCACCTGGGACGGGTGATCCCCTCTTCGACTGAAAGGGTTAGCCAATGGCTACCACTGAACTTGGTCTTGTCCACCGCATCCAGCGGTGGGACAGCGACTTTCTGACCGAATACGTCCGCGGCTCCCGCTTCAAGAAGTTCATGGGCCGCGCCGTTGCCAAGGACAATCAGGAGAGCGGCTCTGAGGCCGTGATCCAGGTTCGCTCCGACCTGGAGCAGCAGGCGGGCAAAACCCTTAACATCCCGCTGATCACCCGTCTCGATGGTGCTGGTGTGCAGGGCTACACCCGCATGACCGGCAACGAGGAGCAGCTCGGCATCTACAACGATCAGGTGACGGTCCACTACAACCGGAACGCGGTCGAGATCGCCGAGGCGGACGAGAAGTGGACCGAGATGGACCTGCGCGGCGCCGCAAAGGGCCGGCTCCGGGTCTGGGCCGCCGAGATGCTGCGCAACGACATCATCATTGCGCTGTCCGACTGGCAGAACCGCTCCTGGGTTTCCGGGCGCAACGCCGACACCGCGGCCGGCACGCGCTACACCCCGACCACGTTCATGGCGGCGAACATTGCCGACACCACGAACGCCAACCTGTGGCAGCTCGCCAACAGCGATCGCATCCTCTACGCCAACAAGCCGCAGATCGCCGGCAACAACGTCACCAGCATTGCGCAGCTGGTGGTGAGCACCGACAAGGCGTCGGCCACGGTGCTGATGCTGGCCAAGGGCCTCGCGAAGACCGCGGGCAGCGCCTCGGGCGGCATCCACATCCGGCCCTCGAGCTGGAGCGATGAGGAGGGCACCGAGGACTATGTCTGGTTCGTCCCGACGACCGACTTCAACAACCTCGCCGCCGACACCGACATCAAGGCGGCGAACCAGCTGGTCAGGGAGCGCGGGCTCAACAACCCGATCTTCCAGGATGGCGACCTGCTCTATCGGGGCGTGATCATCCGCGAGGTGCCGGAAATCCCGCCGTACGGCAACGTTGGCGCCTCGTCCACGGCCGTCAACATGTCGTTCTTCTGCGGTGCCGCTGCTGCCTCGGTTGCCTGGGGCCAGCGTCCGACCTCGCGGAGCAAGAAGGACGACTACGACTTCTTCACCGGCCTCGCCATCCAGGAGTGCCGGGGCACGAAGAAGACCTGGTACAACGGCAAGCAGTACGGGCTTGTCACCGTCTTCACCACTGCCGCGTAAGGAGCAACCCCAATGGCAGACGACAGCAGGAATGCCACCACTCGGGGCCGCACTACTCTCGGCAGCCGTCAGAGCGTGGTTCAGAGCCGGATCATGTACGAGGCCGCAACGGTGGAGGTCGCTGCGGCGGCATCCATCGCGACCACCTACGTGATGTTCCGCATTCCGACGCGGGCTCGCATCAGCGGCCTGAGCCGCATCTCGTGGGACGACCTCGCATCGACCGGATCGCCGACCCTCTCGGTCGGCCTCAAGGCGGTGGACGCCAACTTCACCACGTCGGCAACCGCCCTCAACAGCGGTCTTGACGTGTTTACCGCGGCGGGCACGGCCTCCATGATCGGCGACGTTGCCAACTACGGCAAGCAGATCTGGGAGCTTGCGGGTGCCACAACCGATCCGGGCGGCATGGCCGATATCACCGTGGCCATCGCGGCGGCGGCGACCAACACCGGCGGCACGGTCACCTGCGAGCTGTTCGCGGTCACCGACGCCTGAGACTTGTAATTTAATCCTTCGATTAAAAAACAAGTGCCAAGGGAGCGCGCGTCATGAACAAGCGAGAGATCGTGACGCGCGCCCTACGTGAGCTGGGCGTGGTGGGCTACCAGCGCAGCCCAAACGGCCAGATGTACGAGGTTGGCGAGGAAAAGCTCGCCCAGCTCTACGCCGATATCAACGGCCCGTGGGGCGGCATGACCCTGACCTTCGGGCTGGAGGACGACTGCCCCGCCGCCTATCAGGATTCAATGATCGATCTGCTTGCTGCCCGTCTCTCCAGGCAGTTTGAGCGCACGCCACCGATGCCCGAGATCACCGCGCTGATGCGGATGCGGGCGGTGAACAAGCCCTACGTCCGCGACATGGATTTCGACGATGACGGCATAGTCGACGAGGCCGAGGAAGACGCCATCGACATGAGCCGCTATTTCTGATGCCGGGCAACCAGCTGCGACAGGACGTTCGGCCGTGGTATCAGAAGATCAACGATGCCGCCCGCTACTACTTAGGCCCGGCATACGAGCCGATCGAGATGGCTGGCAACGCGTTTGCGGCACTGTCTCCCGGTGCCGACATGATCGACATGCAGCAGGAGAGCGACAAGCTGATGCGGTCGCATGGCGGCTGGGACACCGTGAACGCCGGTCTGGGGCTGGCTAAGGCAACGATGGGCATGGCGATACCCGGCACCGCCAAGGGCATCAGCGAGGGCGTGGACGAGGCGGCAAAGGGCATCCGCGCCTACCACGGCAGCCCGCACGACTTCGACCAGTTCTCGATGGACAAGATCGGGACCGGCGAGGGCGCGCAGTCCTACGGGCACGGGCTATATTTTGCCGGCAATGAGGACGTGGCGAAGTCGTATCGCGACATGGTTCCGAAGCCAGATCGGTCCGCAATGGTTAACGTGGCGACGAAGGTAAAAGCCGCCGGACAAGACCCGGCTGAAATGCTGCCGGTGATCTTCCCGAAGGCGTCTGCGGAAGAAATCAGCGCTGCGATTGCGGAAGCCGCGAACCCGCCTCCCGGCCACATGTACGAAGTCAACATCAACGCCTCCCCCGACGACTTCCTGGATTGGGATAAGCCGCTGAGTGAGCAGAGCGAGAAGGTGCGAGGCGGCGTGCGCAGCGCATACGGCCCCGTCCCGGACAATGCAAAGTTCGGCAGCTACGATCTGCCGGGAAAGCCGGAGCCAGTCCATACGAAGATGATGAAAGACGCCGGCATCCCCGGCATCCGCTACCTGGACCAAGGCTCTCGCGGCCCGCATATCCCTGCCGGGGTTTCTGACGCTGCGGGCGATGTGGTGAAATACTGGCTAGGTCAGGCCGGTAACGACGGCAACAAGGCCGCCGACATGCTGCTGGCGCACGACCCATCCGCGACTGAGGTGGCCGGCATCCTGCGCAGCCAGTCGTGGAAGCCCAAGGAAACGCACAACTACGTGGTCTTCGACCCCAGGATGATCGAAATCCTGCGCAAGTACGGCATCCTCGGAGCTGCCGGCATCGGTGGAGCGGCTTACGGCAACGCGCTGCGATCCGACCGGGAGAAGACATGAGGTTCACCCTCGCCGCCAAATCGTCAGCCAACAACCAGAACCTGTCCGCCACCGCCGAACGGCTGATCAACGTCTACACCGAGCCGGCCCCGGAGGGCTCCATCGCCCCGATGATCCTGCCGTCCGTGCCAAGCTTGCGCGATCTCACCCGGCTGCCGGGGCCGTTCCTTCGGGCGATCGCGCGGGTGCAGGAAACGATCTACGTGGTTTGCGCCGGTGCGCTCTGGAAGGTGAACGAGGACGGTACCTCGCAGCGGCTGGCGACGATTGCGGACGATCCGAACACTGACATCAGCGGCGCGCGGGACGATGTGACGATCTCGGCCGGCGGCAATTACTACCTCTGGAACGGAACGGCGATCTCCCTGCCCGGCGGCGGGTTTCTGGACTACATCGGCTCGGTGGAGTTCATTGACCAGTTCACGTTGCTGAGCGAGCTCGACGGGCGGATTGTGGAGTGGACGACGCCGGGCGATCCGGCCGACCGCAACCCGCTCTATTTCGCCACCGCCGAGAGCCAGGACGACAAGATCATCCGGCTGCTGACCACCGGCCCGTATTTCGCGGTGATGAAAGAGCACTCGGTCGAGACCTGGGGCAACACCGGCCTCGGCGGAATAAATGCGTTCCAGCGGGTCGGCGGCGAGGTTGCGCCGAGGGGCGTCCGCGACTTCAACCTGATCGCGCACACGCCCAACGGCCCGTTCTACGTCGGCGAGGACAATCTGGCGTATCTGGGGGCTGCCCCAGTCAGCACGCCCACAGTGACGGATGCGTTGAACGAGGGGCAGCCGACGCATTGCTTCTATTTCGAGTGGAGGGGCCACCAGTTCGCGACGATCCGCTTCGAGGACCGGCCGGCGTGGATTCACGACATCGCCATGGGCGACTGGCACGAGCGTTCCAACGGGCCGCAGCATAAGCCATGGGATGTGATCGCCTCAGTCTACTGCTATGACCGCTGGCATCTCGCTGACCGCCACGGCCGCATCTACACCCTGGGTGAGCAGCCGGTCGATGCCGGCGCGCCGCTGCGCCGTACCATCGTCAGCCGCACATTGTTCCAGGACGACGAGCCGTTCACCGTCAACAAGCTCCAGCTGCTTGGCCTGTTCGGCAACTACTCGATTCCCGAGACGGCACCGGGCTGGATCACCGATGCCAACGGCTTTCCGATCACCGACCACCTCGATCAGTACATTCTCGAGAACCAGCAGCACCCGACCGAGCAGACCAAGCGCGCCAGCCGGATGTGGATCAGGGTATCGGACGACGGCGGGCGCACATGGAGCGAGCCGTTCGTTGAGGATATCGGCCGGGTTGGCGACATGAAGGCCAAGGCCGAGTTCTGGGCGATGGGGCAGTTCGAGAGCCTGACCATCGAGATCAACATGACCGATCCGATGGACGTTCCGCTGATGAGCGAGGGAGTGGTGGAGCTGACATGACACCTGAGGAGAAGAAGTTCGATTGCACCATCAGCAGGGACGGCAAGGAGATGGTGTTCACCCTCAAGGACGGCCGCGAGTTCCGGGTGATTGCCGGCTCGGGCTCCGAGGCGGTGTCTGCGTTCGAGGAGTGGAAGCGGCGCAACGGGTCGGTTGATGCCGGAACTCGCTGACCCGCAGCAGCGGATCAAGCCTGTCGGGATGAACGGCGAGAAGTCGCCCGAGTTCTGGCAGGAACTGAAGAAGCTCTACGAGTACGTTCGCGGGATCATCCCGCCCGATGCTGGCCTGGGAAATGTCGTCGGTCCGGTCGGCGCCACCGCTAACGCTCCCGCGTTGTTCGATGGTACAAGCGGCTTGCTTCTTAAATCTGGTACGACGAACCAATTGGTGCCGACCAGCGGCGCGACCAGCGGCTTCTTTCTGGGCTATGCCGGCGGCGTCCCGACATGGCAAGCCAACACGCCCACCATCGCCGATGGGTCTATCATTCTTCCCAAGCTCGCCAATCAGGCTGCTGGCACCTTCCTGGCCAGGAAGCTGGCGGCCGGTGCCGGAGCGCCGACCGCGTTAACTGCATCCGAGGCGCGGTTCGAGCTCGGAATTGTGATCCGGCCCGAAGACTTCGCGCTCGGCACTGATGCGCTTAATCTGGCCGCTGCCTTCGCGGCTGGCATCGCCACCGGCACGCCGGTTCGTCTGGACGGTACCTATACGCTCACCGCGGCGCTAGCGACCGTCAGCATGACGACCGGTAGCCTGACCGTTATCGGCAACGGGGTGATCAACATCACTTCCGACTTCGCTACGCCTGCGATCCTTTTTGACGCAACCTATCCGACAGCGGTCTCGATCTCTGCCTTTCTTCTTACTACCCGCACCTTCCCCGGTGCCGCTTCCGTAACCGACGCCACCAGGATCACCGCGGCAGGGCACGGGCTTTCAATCGGCGATTTGTTCAAGGTCGTGGCGGAAGAGCAGATTGCGATCTCGCCCGAGGCTACCAGCCGGGTTGGTGAGTTCGCTTATGCGGCCGATATCTCAGGCAATGACATCTACGTCGCCGGGCCCCTGCTCAACACCTACACCACCACCCCGCGGCTGGTGCGGGTGCGGACTGAAGCGAAGCTGATCTGGGACGGCCCGAGGTTCAGTGCGACCGCCGCCCAAACGAGCTGGGACACGGTCATGCTGCGGGTCCGCGGCTTTGCCTTCCCCTACGTTCGCACCGTCTGTGAGAACGGCTACGACCAAGGGGTCTCTACCTCGTCATGCTTCATGGCGAAAATTGACGTTGCCGGCCGCAACTTCCGCAATCGGGTGGTCAGCGAGGACACTTCTGGATATCTTCTCCTGGACAGCGCGAGCGCTTACACCCAGGCCGACATTCGCGGGGCCGATGCCCGGCACTTCTACACCAGCGACAGCCCGACAACCGCAGTCAACGGAGCGGCATACCTCTACGGCCAGACCGTTGGCGCAGTCATCAGGGGCACAGGTTACGCCAGCTCGTCTGCGGCATTCGATACTCACCCCGAGGCCATCGACGTAAGTTTCGTTAACGTCTCGGGCGGCGCGAACCGCATTGGCGAGAACGCATCCGGTGCGCTGGTCGCTCTCAGGGGCATCCGCAACCGGGCGATCAATGTGCTGGATCGCGGGTCGAATGCCGGCGTCACGTTTTTCGCCATGACAGCCGGCGGCTGCGTTGATTGCTCAGCTCGCAATGTCGATTATGCTGGCGTCAAGGACGGGATTCGGATTGCCGATAGTGGTTCCGATAGCGTTACCCGGCCTTGGGTTCACGGCGCGAAAATCCGCACCAGTGCAGCAAGATCGTTCCCGATCTGGGCATGCACCGGCGCGCAGATAGACGATCTCACTATCACGCCTACCGGAAGCGCGACCCACGAAGCCATCGTGCTCGCCGGCGATGCGAATGTGCTGATTCGGCGGCTGGTTATTGATCTGGCTGAGTACACCGGCACCACGTTCCGAGCCATCGCTTTCGTGGCGGCGACGACCGGCAACAACCTGAGGGTCGAGAGCGCGAGGCTGATCAACGGTTCAGGCAAGTTCTCCACTTGGCTGCACGGGCACAGCGCGGTGGGCACCGTGACCCTCGGTGATCTCACGTCAGACGTGGCTCCGTCGGCCGGCATCGCGGTGGGGATCGAGAACCTGAACAGCTACCTTCTCGAAGGCGTGCCCTACAGCGTGATCGGTTCAGCGGCACCGACAACTGGCACTTGGGCGCGTGGCGATATGGTCTGGAGCACCACGCCAACCGCTGCCGGAAAGAGGGCGTGGGTTTGCGTGACCGCTGGAACGCCTGGGACATGGAAGCTGTGGGGGGCGATCGACGCATGAGCGACCTGGTTCCCCTTCTGGCCCCGCACCAGGTGGCCGAGCTGCTGGCGTTGGACGTGGATGAGCTGGAGCGGCTGATGATGCAGCTTCCCCAGCTTGATGCTCCGACCACGCATTACTTCGGGCCGGGCGTCTGCATCCGCGAGGCGATCATCCCTCAAGGCGCTTTCGCGATCGGGCTGCCGCATAAGGAGGCCAGCATGAACATCATGCTCAAGGGCAGGCTGGCACTACGCACGCCGGACGGTGACGTGCGTGAGGTGACGCCGCCGCTGATCATGACCACCGGGCCGGGCCAGAAAGTGGCCTATGCGCTGGAAGAGACTGTCTGGTGCAACGTCTTTGCGACCGACGAGACTGACGTCGAGAAGATCGAGGAAAGGTTTGTGATTAAATCAGACGCCTGGAAGAAGTGGAAGGAGACGGCACAATGGCAGTCGTAGGCATTATGACCGCCGGTGTCGGGCTCTACAACGCGCACGAGGCGGGCAAGGCTGCGGATAAGCAAGAGAAAGTGGCCAAGGCACAGCTTGAGCTCCAGCGGCAGGTTTACGAGACTCAGAACAAGCTGGGCGCCAAGCTCTACAACGACAACCTGAAGGACATTCGCACCGGCCAGAACCGCACCGAGAACATCGCTGCACGCACCCGCGAGCGCGGCATCGCCGCCACCACCAACCTGCGCGAGGTCGGCAACACCGCCAACGCCCAGCTCTACAGGCGCAACAATGAACTAGCCCATACCGCCCGCACCGTTGCGAACACCGCGGCGCGCGGCGCGCGGGACACCGGAATGGGCATCGCCCGAGACGCCCGCACCGCCAACATCGGTGCGAACAATGCGGCGCTCAGCGGCGCAACCAATCGGCTCAACACCGACCGTGCCGCCAACATTGGCATGTACGGCCGTGAGCGCGACCTCGGCACCAGCCGGCTGACGGCCGATCGCAACACCAACATCGCCGCAAACAACGCCGAGCTGCGGCAGGCCGAGAATCGTATCTATGGCGATCGCGATCGCATCATCAATGATGCCAATCGGGCACAGGGGCAGACGTTTCAACGGCTGACGGCCGACCGCAACACCAACATCGCGGCGAATAACACGGAGCTGAGGCAGGCCGAGCAGCGGCTCTATCGTGATCGTGACCGCAACATCAACGAGAACGACCGGGCACTGGCGCAGACCTACAACCGGCTGACAACCGATCGCAATACTAA